ATTTTGTATGTACCTTCCTTTTAGGATTCATATAATTATACCACAGGACTAGCCCTTGACTACCTCGTAATCTAGGCCCATTCCAATACCAAAGCCATTCTTCTGAGCATTTGGTCCTTGTAGTGCAAGAACGTCATTACTATCGCTTGTCTGACCTTTACTGAATACTCTTGCCTTAAGATTTTCCCATTCTTTTTGACCACGCTCTTGACCTTCTTCAGCTCCTGCAGCTTCGTCTAGATCAATACCTTGAATGGCAGCAAAGAACTTTCTTTCTTGATAGTCAAGCTCTCTCTTATTAGATATAATCCCCATAAGCTCTTGAATAGATATTGATGATTCTAACTCATCATAGTTTTTCCAGATGCCCAGCAAAAATACTTCAGTTTCTAGTTTTACTAAATCAAGGGAATCCCAGGTTGTTCCTTGACTCTCTGTTGAAGCTTGCTCAGATAGAGACTGATCACTATTGCCTGCTAGTTTAATTCCTGCAGCATAATCCATAATCTCGTATATGGTATGCAAATCAAAATTATCTTCTATATCTTCAATGCTTTTTGAAAGATCTGGGCTGTATTGCTTCATCGCTATTCTTACGCATTCAGATAATCTAGATACAGCTTCCTCATCATTATCTGCTTCTTTGACTGTTAAAAACATGTTCATAAATTGGCGCAAGTATTTGATACGTAGAGGAATTGCTTCTATCTCTCTACCGTCGATTGTGTAGACATATCCAGTCTTATAAATTTCTGTAGGCACTTTATAAATTTTACCATATAAAAGCAAAGCCCACCCCCGAAGGAGTGGGCAATGCAACTAAGTTAGCTTTATGAGCTAGCAGGAGTAAAGGTACGGTCGATGATCTTTCCGTACGAAGCACTTGCATCTTCTGGAAGAAGACGGAAGGAAACTTCGAACATGGAAGCCTCGTCACGCTTTGCAGATACTGTTACGCTCTCAATCGATAGCGCACGGTAAGCAGCGTAAACTCGCTCAACCGCATCAGACTCTGCACAGTCACCTGTACCAGGTCCAACTGCAATGATACCTCGCTCTACTGGGCACTCTCCAAGGTCACCAGCAGATAGGTCTAGGACCAATCCATTGGATGTTGACTTGGAACCAGTCAACTTCTCATCTCTGTAAGCAAGAGAGATTAGCAAGTTTTCTAGGGTTGCCTCAGCAAATGCGGTGTTCATATTTACAGTCATACCCTGCTTGTAAAGCTTAGCAACGTCTAGTAGCTGGTCTACCTGTACCTCACCAAAGTCAGGAGCAAAAGTTAGCTCTAGACCGTTCATGGTGTAACCTACGTTCTGGAAGTTTACGTTAGTTGACAAAGTCTCACGATAAGACTCTCCACTTGCAAACGAAGGTAGGCTGGCAGCATCCAGCGGAGTGTCAGCAACGAAGAACGAAGCTGCACCCACGATGATGTTACTTGAATTACCACGTGTGTATGCCATATGTTTTCACCTCTTTTTCTAAGAATAGGAATCGTTATTAAGTTATAATGGCGTGTTTCCTCAAAACTAAGTATATCAGTGTTTTTACACTTTATTGATATTCAGGATCAGGAGTGATATCTTTTGAATGATAGTCGTATTCAATGATTAGTTTATTGCTTGGAAACGATAGGTTAACGCTAGCAAGCTCTATAAGATCTCTTGATTCGTCTACCTTGAATACCTTGGTTTTATGGAAGTATACATTAAATGGTTTTTCTGTAGTAGACACTGTCTGACAAAACTTATTTACATCTTGACCAGAAGCATCTTCTCTATCTAGCAACTGCTCAATAATTGCAGCAACGTTCATGACAATATCTGTATCTCCATTCAGAATTGTTAGGACTAGCTGCTCTTTCTTGATTCTGTAAAATGGATTTGTTCTAAAACGCATAAGCTTATCATACTGAATTAGTAGTGGATCGTTTAGGGAAGTCGCTGCTTTTAGCGTTTCATAAAAGTCTGCCAACGCTGTTGGAGTTGAAGATGGAATGATTGGATTAATACCCTGACCAGACACAACAGCTACATCACTTACGGAGTACTCCTTAAGCTCATTGAAAACATACTGTCTTAGCCAGTAGGCTGGGTCTGGAAGGCTTTTCATCTGTTTAGGCATCTAGTTCTATCCTCGCTCTTGAAATCCACGTATATCCACTCTTGAGGCCCTGAGACCTACCTAGCTTTGCACCTTTGGCAAAATCTTGTTTATATAAAATTGGATTCTCTATATAATTATACAGCCCTGATGCACGTAAAAATGATTGTGTTAGGTATCTGCTTATAAACTCATCAATCACTCTTTCAAAAGATCCTTGAACATCTTCTCCACCTGGAGCAAAATTGGTAACTGACTTTCTTGTAAAAACGGTTTCTCCATTAACATTGAAAGCAAGAACAGAAGATTTCTTTGGAGTGATTGTAACTGGAACACCCTCTTCCATAATCCTGGCTTTATCATAAAATGGCTTTGTTGCATCTTGAGACATTGTCTTAGATTGCCTAAATGTACCACCAAAGCTTAGACCTTCTTTAGTTACAGAATAGTCAAGATCATATAGTCGTGACTCTTTGATTCCTTCTTGATACCATTCGTAAACGTGATGCAAAGCATCTGGGTTCTGTCTAGCAGCTACATCTATGTAAGTGCCTAGAGCATCTATAATACCTCTACCCATATTTTCTAAAAGAACTGGCTTAGCTCTCTGAGCACCTTCTAGGAAACCAAAAGAGTACTGAACAATGTTAGACAGCTGCTTTTCAAAATCTTGTGCATTAAGAGTCACTCTCATTATGACTCCGTTGACTCAATTACCTGCTGGTTGTCTGTCTTTCTCCACATCATTCTGTAGTACTCTACTGAACCAAATGGTCCAATAAAAGGCTCTAGATTTCCAATTTCGTAAATTGTACCTAGCTCAGACCTTGCACCAGAAGTTTCCTTGTAAATAATTCCACCAGAGCAGCTTCTAATGTTAGTGATCAAGATGTTAGTAGGAGGGACTGGTTCTCCAAGAGAGTCAAACCTAATATCTGTTTTTGACCTAGCAACAAGCTTTCCTTCATATTGTACAAAAGCTTCTGGTCTAATTTCTTCTGACCCTGCTCCTCCAACTGGGGTAGCATTGCAAGTAATGGTTCTATCAAATGTCCAAGACTTTTCAATCTTACCAGATGCAGTTTGACTAATTGTAGGCAGATAGATATCTGCATACATTGGGTACAAAAAATCTACATCTTGGCACGACATTATAGAATCCTTGGCTTTTTGACATCAGTGACATACTTGTCTAGGATCTTATCAACCAAAAGGTTTCCAGTTCCATTAAGAGAAGACTTGTCAATTTGAATCCTGTACTGGTCAGTAGAGTAGCTTGTGATATAACGCTTGTGGTAATCAATTCGTCCACACTTAAGATCATCAAGCATTATTGAAGCTGCATCTTTAATGTCTGATGGAATGTTCTTATATCCAGACTCTACTAGGAATAGGTAGTCGTTGCCTCTTGGGAACATTACCCCACCCTGAATGGTAAAGGTGTTTGGACTATCTTCAGTATCGAATAGGCTGATTGCATCAGAATTAGCAATTGGAAGTCCTAGAGGGCTTTGAGATGCACGACTAAATTCACCAGCATTATATGTTGGGTCTTTAATAATTGCACTCTTCTCCTTGATAATTAAGTAGTTGTAGCCATCAAGTGCTGCAGGGGTTTGTTCAATGTCATAAACTAAAACATTGTTTTGGTATGCTTTAAGAACTCTGTAAGTTCTGTCCCATACTGGCATAAAGTCTGTATTTTCACCCTCTACCTCTAGCCACCCACTCTTAAAGTAGAAGCCTCCAGTGATACTGTCAATAATTGCTCTAACCAGAGCCTCGTCCTTTTTAGCCTGTGCTAAAGTGTATGTTCCATCTGTTAGGGTTGCTGGAGAGATGTATGGTCTTTGTACCGTCAAGGTATCCTCAACGATTGGGAAAAGATCTCCGTCTTCAATAATCTCTAAAGAGTAAACCTCATCGTACTTAGAAAAGTCTACACCCTGTACTTCGTCAGTCCAAGGAATGTACAAAAAGCCATCTTCATCTGAAGTGATTGTGTCTTGATAAATAACCTCATACCTGTCAAAGTCACGGATGATAACCTGATAATCTGTATCAGCCTCTAGCTCGTACTCTGCAAAAGTTGTGTATGGGGGTTGCCTAAGAATATTCATATTATTTGCCGTAGTGTCTTGCTACTTCATCTGGCTCTGCAATTCTTACCAGAGTACTAGCGTTAATCCACTGTTCGGCTACCTCCTTAGATACGATCGTATACCCCTTGTTAATACTCCCTAGGCCGTACATGAACATATTCCTAGGAGAATACACTGCTACTTTTTCATAATCAGTCTTATTCATGACTTTTCAATTATACCAGAATATGACAAAGGGGAGCAGGTTTTACCCTACTCCCCTGAGCCTTAGTGATTCTTAGGAACCAGAGTCAGCTGCTGCATCTGCGAATGCAACTGAGTCTAGCTCTTCCCACTGGATGCCGAAGCGGACGAATACGGTGTATTCAATGGTGTCCTTCTTTGGCTGGTACTGACGGTTTACGGTGATGTCTCGCTGGAAACCCCATACACGGTTAGCAGGGAATGTTAGATCAACATAGTCTGCTGGGTAGTAAGGAACTTCCATAACTTCGACACCTAGAACACGAGTAGTACGTGCTCCACCGAATGTCTGGGCTGCACCATCTAGGTAGGCCTGGCGGTTGCGCTCAGTTCCACCTGTAGCTGGTGAGAATGCCTCAGCAATTGCGTCAGCTAGGGTACCGTTGTTCTTGACAATGCCCTGGAATGCGTCTGTACCTGCATAGAACTTTAGGTTGTTCTTGATTGCACGGTACTTACGTGGCATAGCGAGGATGATCTCCTGCATTACACCAGTAGTCCAAGCGTCATTGGTTACAGAAACCAATGCCTCATGAGCGTCACCATCGTTCTTTACCTTGTGGACAAAACCTTCCATGATTGAAAGGAACGATCCAGTGGTACCGTCACCGTTGATTGCCAAGTCCTCAATGTCATTCGCAAAAGCGTTTGTCATTAGACGGACTAGGTGATCTTCAAGTGCACCACCTTCAATATTGTCCTCAAGAGCCTCAGTTGAGACCTCCCAGTCTAGACGAATCTTCTTGGTAGTTAGCTCAACCTTGCTGAAGGTTGCACCAGCGTTGACAAAAGTTGGGTCAGCCTGTGCAGCAGCACGGATGACACGCTCTCCAACGTTGACCTTCTCAAGCTCCATAGTGTTTGCTCGCATTGTAACTCTACGTCCATCTTTAGCGAGAACAGTTGCATCCCACACATAGTCAATGAAACGGCGAGCCTGCTCAGGAGCAAGGATACCACCAGGGGTACCTGTTGGGTTTACTGCGTTTGCGCCAGTAGTGGTTCCCCAAACAGGAGTAGCGATGTTACCAAGGCTAGCAGCTGGGCTTAGGTTACCTGCTGGTCCAGTAGCAGTTGCACCACCCACAGCACCTGAAGCAAAAGCACCATCACCGTTAATTTCAGCAGTAGCGTTTGACTCAGAACCAGGGTAGTTCTTAATTAGTTCTTCCGACATATATTTCACCTCCTAAGTGATTATGTTAGTTAAATAGGTCGGTATTTGTGAGGAAACGACCGCCCCATAGGGATTTTTGAACTCTCATTTCTGGGAGTTCCTGTACGATCTCGCCAAGATCGCCAGATTTACGGAATGCAGTGTCAGCCTCAACCTTATCGACACGCTTTCCAAATTCGGAGAAGTTACCCTTCACTGAATCAACCTCACGGCTAACCAGTCCAAGTGACTTCTGTAGTTCTGCAACCTGAGCACCAAGTGCCTTAATAGTTACAGATAGATCGCCAAAGGCATTATTTAGAGAATTCTGAATTTCGCTAACAGCCTCAATAAGAGTCTCATTAGACTTTGTCACTTCCTCT